CGACTGAGTTGACTGATGGTGCTACTACTGTATTCCAATAATCGCCGTAGTTGTAAGCGAAGTGTACATCTGCTTCAGGATTTGCGAACTTTAATCGTTCTATAAGTTCTTGAACCTTCATAGTAATGCTCCTTAGTTTAGAATTAAGTTTTGTGAATCTACTGTGTGCTAAGTGCTAAGCACAAATACTTTTACTACATAAACATTATACCATAGATTTGAACTATTTGATATCACTATGTGAAATAAATAGTGAGAAATCGACAATTCGTGTGTGAGAATGTTCGAGAATAGGTTAGAAAGTTACATAGTTACATAGTTACATTATAGAAGTATGTAGACCTTCAGATCTAACATCTCTGTGTGCTAAGAATTAGTATGTCTTCTGATCATGCAGATGCATAAGTTACATTCTAAATCGTAGAAGAGCTGAGAGTTCTAAAATTTAGCTGAAAAAGTTACATAAAATTGTGTAACTGAGAGCGAATATGTAACTGAGAGATGACAGCTGTGTAAGGCTAGTAACTGAGTTACATAGTTACATATATTTAATTATTAAATAAAAGTATATATATTATATAGTATACAATCTCACCTCGTTTTTGTGTAACTGTAACCAAAATTTGTAACCGTTACTTCCTGCTCATTGAAATCTTGTTGTATACGATTGACGCAAATAAGGTTAAAATTATGATTATTTGGAGAGCAAAATGCAAAAACCATGGCAATCTCGTTGGTATTACATCATGCAAAACAAGACTTCAGGCATGAAATATGTCGGGCAAACAGTGATGTTGCAGATGGATCAGTATTGTGGAAGTGGTAGATATTGGATCGCACATTGCACTAAGCACGGAGGCCATAATCGATCAAACGTCGAGGTGCTGTTTAGCAAATGGTTCGACAATGAAGGATTAGCACAATCATGGTTAGATTCATTACCTTTTGAATATTGGAAATCTGAAGAGTTTGCAAATAGAGCATTTGAAACGACTAAAGATTCACCATTAGCAGGAATACCCATTGAAACAAGACAAAGAAATGCACATGCAAACAGATGGAAACTTAAAGGCAAGCCAAAAACAATTGAGCATGCTAAAAACATTTCTAAAGGGAAAAAAGGAATTCCACAAACGCCTGAACATATTGCAGCATTGTCTGCAGTAAGAAAAGGAAGAAAGCTATCATCTGCACATATTATTTCAAGAACAATAGGCATTAGACGATCGAAAGTATTAAAATTAACTGAATCTCTTTGGAAGGAAGTATTATGACAGCAGCAAAAAAGAACGGTCGTCCATCTCTATATAAGCCGGAATATTGTGAAATGGTTGTTGAAATGGGTCGGGAAGGTATGTCTAAAGAACAGATTGCTGCAAAACTTGATTTAGCATGGAACACACTCGACAATTGGGCCAAGCAGCATGAAGAGTTTATGATGGCCTTACGTACGGCTAAGAACTTAGAGCTTGCATATTGGGAAAATCTAGGACTGGATAATGTTCTAGAGTCGCCTGGTGCTTCGAGACTAAATGGAGCGGTTTATAACAAAATACTTGCAGCTCGTTTTCCAAATAAATACTCAGAGCGGAACAAAGTCGAGCTTACGGGCGCCGATGGTGGAGCTGTGCAAATCGAGAACAGTCACACTCTGGGCCAAGAGATTCTGAATGAGATTCTTGGCAGCCTCCAAAAGTCGAGCCAAGAAGATTGAATCGGGCTCTCGGCAAACGGGCTTTAAAACGGGCTCTAGCTCTTGCCGATTCAGAGCAGAGTCTCGAGAACGCTTAGATTCTGAGTGCTGAGCTCTCGAGATGACGCGCAGGAGTGGATTATTCCCTAGGCGATTTTGAGACTGTGCCGAGTGCTGAGCTTGCAGATTCTGATCTCAGCTGTTAGATTGTAGATTTTCCTCTCTTTCTTTTTTGTTGTTCATGAGTTCATTATACATGGTTCTATAAAAAAGTACAATATCTTATTTCACTATATGACAAAGTTTTCTTTGTGCACGCATATCACGTTTCTTAGAAAAAGTACAATTTTCTATATCATCATGTGAAATAAATTCTTTTTCAGTTTTGTCACAATGTGAAATGAAATTTATGTTCTTTTTAAAAGAACTATGTATAATGAATCTTGTAGTACAAAGTTGTATTTTCTTAATTCTAAACAGGAGTATTAAATATGAAAAACGCGTTCGCAATCAAGAACATCGAATGTTTCCCTTCGAAATTAAAAGCCAAAATCGCTGGCACAGATGTTTATGTCAATATCGAGAAAAAATCGATTCTCGAATATCTTAAATCTCTCCCAGCAAATTCAGATGTTTGTGAAGTTACGATGTCAGATTACATCTACATCGAATTCAAGTAAGCAGCTAGGCACCCAGCTCATAGCAGTTGGGTGCCGATTCTTTTCGAAGCTTCAGCTTAGCTCTGGGCACTGAGCTGCGGGCTTTTTTGCTACAGAAAGCATAGGACCTCGAACACTTCTCCGGGGGCGCGCTAGGTCAGCTTCTGAGTCCACAGTCCTCAGTACCTAAAGTAAACACTTTCCTCTGCAGCTCTCTGCAGCTCTGCAGATGTCAGATTGAATAAGGATTTACGGACCGGTTTGGTCTAGGATTATCATCATCGGCATAGATGCTTGGTTCACTGGCATGGTAGTCCAGTGTGATCATGCCACTGTCTCTTAAATATCGGAGTGCCTGGCTCAGAGCGTCTACGTAATCGTCATGCCGTCCCAGTGGAAAACTACATACCTCAGACACGAAAGGTTGTATCCAAGTCCTTGGCTGCCCCGGTATCTCACTACTTTCCGGTAGGTACATCAACCCCTTCTCGATCATCGGAGCTACGATGTTCAGGCGTGTTGCTTTGTCTGCCGACCCCGGATTGTAGCCTCTGATTGGTATTCGTGTTTGTTGCAGATCCTGTATCAGTGCTATGCCGCTAGACTTATTCTCAATCAGAATCATGTCTACCTTCTTACCAGAACCAAACTCGTCCGGATTGCCATACACCTCGGTGTACTCGTCCTGTAACTTAGCCCTTAGATCCGGGTACAGTAAGTGCTCAGACCAACAGTCAATCAGCATGACACGGTTACCAGAATCCGGTCCTGGCCTGAAGATACCTAGAACTACACACGCAGTGGGGTCGTTCACAGTCTTATCAGAGGTAGCTACGTCATAGGATTGTATGACATAGCTAAACTCAGGAAATGGCTTATCAGAGTCATAGAGCTTGAACCAACTCCGTTTGACCAGACCACTCTCTTCTGGGTTCAGTATCTCAGCATGTATCTCTTGCCTACCGATCTCGGTGCCTTCGTACTGGAGAATCTGATTCTGAAAGGTCGGTGCCAAATTGTGCATATTCGAGTATGTGCTTGCAGTGGTAACATGTACGTCTTCACCATCACGGTCATACAGCTCTACGATCTTAGGAACCGGTTTTGGAGTGGTTGTGCAAACCATTCGTGGCTTCTTACCGAGCCTAAGACTGAACTGAATCATGTCCCAGGCATCATCCAAATAGTCATAAGCGGCAAGCTCGTCAGCCCAGACATGGTGCCATTGAGGACCTCGGAACCGAGACGGTTCTGAGGCGGCAATACCTTTGATTAAAGAACCATTCTTTAAAGTCAGTTCGTGCAGAGAAATGCCGTAGTTCTCGATGATTTCGGGAGGACAAACGTTCAGAAGCCCAGATTCACCACCAAAGCACACGTCACGAATGTCGCCACTGGTAGGAGCAGTGACTAGAATGCGGACCTTAGGAGTTGACCATGCAGTCCACCAGACCCACTCTGCTGCTAACCTAGTCTTTCCGGCTCCACGGCCAGCTAGCAATAGCCAGATCGCCCAGTCAGTCGGTGGCTCGATCTGATGAGGAAGAGCTACAGTCATCCACTTAAGCCGAGCTTTGAAAGCTGCCCGCCACTCAGGCGACATCTTCGATAACTCGGCATCGTGTTTGGTAATTCGTTTTGATATTAGTTTGAGCTGCTCATCAGTCAAAGGCATAGCAGTATTGTAACATCCTGACAAAGGGTGTTATGATTCGTGTACATGGATCCTAGCTCGAACGTCTCGGTTTCGTTTGACCCGTCTGAAATCGAGGCGATACTCAATCAGTCTGCACAGCAGACTCCGACATTACAGTCCGTAGTTCCTCAGCAAGCTTCACAGCAACAACCCGAAGTAGCAGCACAACTAGCTCCTCAGCCTCAGGTATCACCCTTTGGGCCGCTCAGCACACTTGCAAGTAATGCATTGGATCTAAGTAAAGGGGTTGCCTCTGTACTTGACAATACAGTCGGTGGCGTCCTTCCTTACTTTGCAAAGCAAGCGACGTACGCAGGCAGTCGAGCATTTGGGCAGTCTCCTGAAGAAGCAGAGCAGACTTCGAATCAAGCAGCCGGCTACTTTAATCAGCCTTTCGGTAGTGCACTAGGCATTACCAATGACCCTGCTTATAGGAATGAGGCAACATCGCAACTGATGGACTATGTTGGTCAGAACATCGGTCAAGGATCACAATGGATCTCCAATCAGACTGGACTACCAGTTCAAGATGTAGAGAATATGATGAACACCATGCTAGGTGCATCAGGTGAGTTTGCTGGTCCAGCTGCTAAAGCTGTAGGAACAGGTGCTAAAGCAGTTGCTCAAGAAGCTGCAAACAGAGCATTCATGGGTGAGTCATTAGTTCCAAGTCAGTTTGGTAGTTTATCTCCTGAAGTTACAGCTCTTGGCATTACTCAAGGCAGAAAATCCAGAAGCTGGAGAGACACTGACTATGAGCAGTTTAAGAAGAATGAAGAAGCAGGTATGGACCCTGCTCAAAACATGTATGAAACAGGAACGTACAAAAGTTTTGACTTAAAGCCACGCCAAGAGATTTCTAGTAAAGGATCTAAAGTCACGGTTACTCCTGACATGGTTCCTAAGATGGACTTGAAGATGAAAGATGTCTATCAACATCCAGATCTATACAAAGCATATCCGCATCTGGCTGATATGGATGTGCACTTTATGGATCTTGATCCATATAATCATGGTGCTTTCATACCTGACTACAATACAATTTTTGTCAATGAGAAATTAGCAAATGACCCTGTAGCACTAAGACTGCTATTTGAGCATGAACTATCACATGCAATTCAACAGCATGAAGGACATGGTAGAGGTGGATCCACTGGCATGTTTCCATCAGAAAAAGATGCGATTCATGCAAAAGCAATTGATGCATTGATGGAGAAGCACAACATTAATGCTAATGAGGCTGCAAAACTTCATGAGCAAATTACAGGTGAGAAGCCAACTCAAGAAGCAATTGACTATGCAAATTCAGGTCAAGCTAACTTAACACCCTTTACTGACCCACATGAGAATTATCGACATATTGTAGGCGAGATTGAAGCAAGATTAGATGAGCGTCGTGCTGATTTATCAGACAAAGCACTTCGCAACTACTATCCAATGAAGTTTCACCCTAAGCAAGCTAGTACAGGTCTTCCTGGCTGGTCTAACTACGGTATTGAGAAGTCTATTAACCCTGACTATGCATTAATCCATGGTGGCCAAGGCACATTCCTAACATACCCTGAGTGGAAACGTATACAAGAGCTTAGACAGAAGCTTGATCAAGAGAAAACTCTGCAGCTAAACAAGCCGTCTGCTTCTATGTCAGAAGTGCCGCTTACTCCAGAGCAGATGCGTGAAGAGCTGTTTAGAAAGAACAGAGAAAGTCTAGCTAAAGATCAAGAAGAGAAAGCTAAGACCGAGCCTCGCACTCTAGAACAGAGAATGAAAGATCAGAAAGAGCTCGAAGATCTGAAAAAGCCATCTGTTGATGAGATGAAAGCAGCTCTGACACTGAACAATCCAGACATTAACTGGTCAGTCAAAGAAAAAGGTGGCAACTGGATAGATAAAGCACTAGGTGCTCATTTAAGAACACTAAAGCAAGGTCTTCCTCCACCTTTAAATCAAAATTTTTATGAGCTTAAGCCAAACTGGAAAGAAGTTGCTGATAAGATGGGATATACTCTTGAGCATCAGCAAGATATTCTTCACACAGAAGCGCTTAATAAATGGGTTGACAAAAGACTAGAGTCATATATTAAAAATGAGCTGGCTACACCTAATGACTCTGTAAGAAAACTTGCAGATGAGCATGGAATTAGTCATATTAATGACATAGGAGAAAATCATTGGTATCCTGCTCATTTACCTGATAAACGAGTTTTAGCAGGATACCCATCTAAAGGACATTCAACAACAGTTAAAGGAAAAGACTGGGAAAACAGAGCAGATGCAGCAATTAGCTCTATTTCAGCAGAACATGCAATGGAAAATGCACATGCATCTGGTGCAACATTGCAAGATTATCCATGGATTGAGAAATTGGCAGAAAAAGACCCTAATGCACCAATTCACTCAATGCCAAATAGATCAGACTTTAATCATCTTGGATTTGACCATTTAATGGATGAATTAAGAAGTTCACTGAACCCGAGATCTGATCTTCCACTGCAGTTGCAGTTAAAGACTAAAGATCTAGAACGAATGACCGTTCCAGATGCAGTTCGCCATGTTGCCAAGATTAATGACTACCGTGAAAAGCAGATGGCAAAGACCGCTGCTAAAGACATGGAGCATTTTCCGCCTATTAAGAAGTATGAAAATGGCGATAAATGGCATGAACTAAAAATGCCTGATGTAGAGCATCCATTAGAAGAAGGACATGAACTGATTCAGTTTAATAATGAGCATGGTAATCCTGTTCATAATATTGTTGATAAAAGCACAGGTAAGCAACTTGTAGCCACTACTAAGCATCCTGAACATGCTATGGAAGAATATAGAAGTCAGAAAAACTATGATCTTCTTGAAAAAGCGCTTAAGAATGAAGGTGACATGATGGGTCACTGCGTAGGTTGTTATACATCTGAAGTAGCTAGCGGTGACACAAAGATCTTTACATTACGTGATAAGTCAAATAAGCCTCATGCAACGGTTGAAATGAATGTAGTTGCACCGCGCTATGAAGATTTACCATCAAGTCTTAAATATCAACTTGCAGAAGATCAAGACAAATGGATTAAAGCCAACCCAACTGTTGTGCTTAATCAGTTTAAAGGTAAGCAAAATAGACCGATCATTGAAAAATATCGTGATCAAGCACTTGATTTGCTAAACAATCCTGAAAATGTTCATACGATTTATTCAATTACTGATGAAGGTAGACGTGATTTAGCAGGCGCAGGAATTATTGATCGTAATGATACGAAAAGTGTAATGGATTCTTTAATGTCTCCTTCTATGGACATTAAAGGAAGCAAAATGGATCTATATAATCAGTTGCTTGAGAAAAACCCTGACTTGCCGCGTTTTGTGACAACAGATCATCTTCGTGAGTTACTACAAAGTAATAAGCCTAAGGGCCACAAAAAAGGTGGTATGATCGAGCATAAAATCACGCCTGATTACATGAAATTAGAACTCGCAATGAGGAAATAATATGCCGGAAATGCCAATTCCCCAAGACTACAATCGTTTTATTAAAGGTGAAGAAGGGTCAAACCCTGATACTGATGATAATGAGTCTGTTTATGAGATTCTTGAAGATATTGAAGCATCTGCTGATAATATAGAAGAACTTCCGGATGGCAGTGCAATTATTCGGTTCAATGACTTAAGAGGACCGGAGGAATCTCCTGATTTCTATGAAAATCTAGCCGATTCTGGGTCTGTTGATTCATGGGATCTTGATACTATTGCTTTAAAGTACTTAGATTTAATAGAAAAAGATAAACAAGCTCGTGAAGACAGAGATAAGCAGTATGAAGACGGACTTAGAAGAACTGGATTGGGGCATGATGCTCCTGGCGGCGCTCAATTCATGGGAGCCTCAAAAGTCGTCCACCCGGTCATGGCGGAAGCATGCGTTGACTTTGCAGCCAGAGCAATTAAAGAGCTTTTCCCAGCAGATGGTCCGGTCAGGACAAAAATCATCGGTGAAGCCACGAAAGAAAAGCAAGAAAGAGCAAATCGCAAACGCGATTTCATGAATTGGCAGTTAACCGAGCAAATTGAAGAATATCGTGATGAAGAAGAGCAAATGCTCACACAACTTCCTCTCGGTGGTAGTCAGTACCTTAAGATGTGGTACGACGAAAGCAAGAAACGCCCTTGCACTGAATTTGTTCCTATTGATAATGTGTATTTACCTTTTGCGGCTGGTAATTTTTACACTGCCGGTCGAGTTACTGAAGTTCAAGACATTACACAAGAAGAATATGACCTTCGTGTTAAGAACGGACTGTATACGGACTTAGATGTATATAGAGCTCCTATGGAGCCTAATGAAAGTAAGTCGCAAAAAGCAAATGACAAGATCGAAGGTAGATCACAAAAACATGATAACGTAGATGGTGTCAGACGTGTTTATCACATCTTCACATGGTTAGAACTTGAAGAAGATAAATTTACAAAAGGTGATCGT